ATCAACTGGATATATAAAGTTCTTCATCCCTACTCTGTATGTATAATTTAAAATGTCAGTCTTGTTCTCATTAAAGTTTGCAGTGATGCCTGCAGGGTTAAGTGGAAATAGTTGAGTTGGATTTTTCTCAGTATCTTTCAAGATATAAGCATTACCAGTAAGTTGCATGTGCCCTGCTATGGTGTACATGAAATCTCTGCCAGTCATCAATCTATTTGGCTTGTTTAATACAGCAAGAACTTTATGATCAAAAATCTCTATATCATCACCTTTAGAGTTATATTTTTTAAGATGCAATTCAATACCAGAAATAGATGTAGCAATTTTGTTTACACAGGCATATACCCAGTTTTTATTTTGTGCCAATAGATTTGCAGGAGAAAGATTATTAGCAAGTGGGGTATCATTACCACCACCTGTCATAGAAGAATAAGAACTGTCATCACCAGTTAAAGATTTTATTAAGAAGTTTTTGAAGCTCTTGAAAATGTTTTGCATAGAGAGTTCTTTTAGCTATGGGTTTATTATCGCACTTTTAATTAATAAAAACAACAATGTGGATAACCTAGTCAACGAGCATAAGGAATGTGCCACCCTCTGTTGGTCTTTGAAGTGTGAGCACTAGAGCATCACCAACGCCGGGAGATGGGATACCTCTCTTTTTCATATCTTCTTTGCTTTCAATCTGTATCTGCCCTGATGAAAGTATCTTGTACTTTGGCTTTGCTAATTGATACCATTTCTCTTTGTGTTCAGGATCATCATCAAGCACTGCATCTCTGAGCCAAAGTCTTGCATCATCCCATCCCTCTGCTCTAAGGTTCTTATACTCATCTGAGTTTGTTGCATTAACTGCTGAGTTCACACCCTGCACTCTTTCTGCAATATCATCCTGCTCTCTTAATCTATCAAAGACACCTACACCTAAGCCAATGATATCTATTCTGAGTAATGCTTTTGGATATTCCTGTAGATACTTCTTTGCCTTACCTGCAAGTACCATCAAATCTGAACTCTCTATTGTTTCAAGCACCTTTGCATAATTTCCTTTTCTGTAAACAAAGTCAGCAGTATCAGCACCATGCCTAGCAGGATCTAAACCAATAATTTCTTCATCACCATAAAGCTCTCTCTCTGCACCAATAGCTTCTTCAACTAGATCAACACCAATGAGTGTATCAGCTTCTTTCTTTGGAAACTCACCTCTCACTCTCACTCTCACTACATCACTATCAATGCCATACTTCCTAATCATATCATCTACCCATTCCTTTGTAGCAAGTCCTTGAATAATAACTCTACCCTCTTTCACATTTGGAATGTCATAAGCACTGATATGTATTTTATTAAATGATGGATCTTTAAAACTATCTGCAAAATCACCAGTGTTCTTTGTTGGGTTTCCTATGTATACAAGTCTGACTGTACCACCACCTGCCAATGCACCTTGTATTGCTTCAAAGATTTTAGGATGCACACCTGATGCTTCATCCACAATGATGAGCACATTGTTAGCGTGCCAACCTTGAAACTTCTCCATGCCATCTTCACCATTGCTTGTAGAGAAACCAATAGCATACCAGTCCTCTGCAATGTTGAACTGTGTTTTAAGTAACTTGCCACCAATTACTCTCTTTGCTGATTTGTAAGCTTTTCTGAACTCTCTCCAATATTGGTTTTCTACCTGCCTGTGTGTAGGTGCAGTATTGATCACCATTGATTGAGGGAAAGCTGAGAGAAACCACAAACCAATTCTAGCAATGGTATATGTCTTGCCTGATGAGTTGTTACTCCTAACAGTTGTTTTCTGATTATTCTTTACAGAATACAAAAGCTCTTTCTCTTTACTCCATAGCTCTGCACCTAAATACTCATTGAAAAAATAATCAGGATCATTCTGAAACTTATACAGCTCAACTTCTGCAATTCTTCTATATGTTTCAGCATTATTCATATTGCTATTTTATATCTAAACCTTTTTTCAATATCTCAAATAGCCCCTCACCTTGTAGATTAACATTATGATCTTCACTGAACCCTGCAAGATTTAACATGAGCTTTCTATCCTGATGTGCCTTTGGATCTTTTGCCATTGCTGATCTGTAGGTAGATGCAACTACAGAGTTTGTCACTCTCTTTGCAAACTCTCTAGCATATAGGATAACATCACTGTTCATGTAAATCTTATTCCATCTAGTGCAGGTATGATTATCAATACCATACACTTCTGCAAATTGAAGCATGGTCTTTATTTTTGCAAGTCTTTGCATTTCTTCATCTGATACAAAGTATTTATTTTCTAGCTCATCATCAGTCAATCCTTTGAACATAGGGGGCATGATTTTCCACATACAAAATAGATCAAATGTTTTTGAAAGATAAGGGTTTTCTGTTTGAGGCACTTTCTCCCCCTCTACATCAGTTTGAACATTGTTGCGTATTGTTACTGCATCCTTTTTCATATAGTTACATCATATCAAGAAGCAAATAAAAAACCAAGATGTTTATATCTTGGCTGTACACCAGTGCATCTCCCTAGCTATCTTCTGGTATCTATCAGGGTAGTATTTAAATAACCATGCAAGGCTACTCATATCTGTCTGGTGCTTTCTCTTTGGGCATCTAGGTATTCTTTGTTTCTTTGTTTGTTTCATATAGGGCTAGGTTTATTTTTAGCGCGATTTCAGAATGGCTTTCTTGATTTAATTATTTGAAATGGATGATCCTTATCTTTGTTCTTTCCCTTTCTATGAAACTGACAGTATTGGCTATACTTGCCTTTACCCATTCCTGAGCCCATCATTGGGCAGTTCCTTTTGATACAGTTTTTCTTTTCTAGCATATATTAAAATTGTTCTTCATCTCCATTAAAATCATCAAATCTATCAAAGCCCTGCTTTTCTTCTTTGACCTGTAAAGCTCTTTCATTCATGCTCATCACTATCTCTTGAAACCTATTTGTGTTTACTGAAAATCTACAGCTAGAACATTTGACCTTTATCTTCTCAGCAATCAGATCTTTATTGCACATAGGGCATTTGTTACTTTTTAGATTGTGCTAGTTCATATATCCTCAGTGGGTTAAAACCAAATAAATAATTAAGCTTCTTATCATCAAACTTTCTTAAAGAAACAATGCCCCATTCTATACAGGCTTTGTCTATAAATATTCCATGTCTAGCACATACCTTTGAAGCATTGTATCTCTCTCCATAAAAGATACTGTTGAGTGCAAGATTTCTTATAGTGGCAAGCTTGTGTTTATCCATACTATCTAGGTCTTTTGACTTCTGCAATTAACTCATGCAGTAAATGAATAATCTCAAACAATGCACCTAATGAGAGCTGATCTCTTTGGATATTTCTCTTGTTCTTTTTCACTGGCATATCCTGCCCCCAACTCTTATAACTGTTGGTAATGAGATCCCTATAATTCACATGTTCCTGTTCTTCTGCAGGAGTAGATGGTTTTTGCTCAAACCAGTGCATTTGCCTTGTCTTATGAATATGTAAACCTCTCAATGTATCAAACTTCTTTGTACAGTTAGGACACTTCTGCCACTCTATTCTTTTGTGCTTGTTTTTGTTGTTCATGTTTTCTTCTTGCTTCTTTCCTATGTAATTTTTTAAGCTTTTTCTTTTGGCTCATATTTAAAATAAACTACCTTGCAATTCAGGATCAGGCTTCCAATCAAAATAGATTAAGAAGTGGCTTTCACGAGAGAACCTATCATAAAATGGCTGTTCTGACTTTCCTTTGATTGAAGCATCTAGCTTTTCAAAAGGTATAGTCATTTTCTTATCATTCATTTCAATGACTAACTCATCCTGTGTATTGTGAAGCTCATCAATATATTTATCCCTTAAAGCTACTTTGCCATTCCACATACTTTTTACTTTAACTTTCATAAAATTATGATGAAATCTTAAGCTGATTAATAAAGTTTGAACCAATAGCCATGTGGCAACGAGAGCAAGAAATGACTGCAATCTTGCCATCTGCGTACATCAACCAAGATACATTCTCAAGTTTTCTTTTGCAATGAGGGCAAAGTGGATAGGTTATCTTACTTGGAATAATTTTTTTAGTTTTATCACTCATATATTTTTATTTCTAATTGCTTGCGACCATAAGCAAGTGCTTCACTCTTTGATGCTGTCCATATATCAAAATAAGGTGATTGTGCAAATCTCTTGTTCATTCTGTCATTGCATTTATATATTCTGTTATTAATTCCGACCTTTGTACCAAATGAATA